ATCGCGAATCACCCACGATGTAACTTGCTAGACAGTACCTTTGCATAGGGGGTTATTATCTTGCTGTTTTGATTGCTCTGGTTAATTGTTTTTTATAATTTTTTTTGAAGTTTTTATTGATGGTGAGTTGTCCACGCTGAAAAAATCTAAACTTAGGATTATTATAGTTAGCTTCTCTTTGATTCATTGCTACTAACAATCTAGGTTGCTGTCCTTTCTTAACTTCGTAAACTCCTCGCACTCCATTGATCTCAAGAACTCTATTGTTCTTATTGTTGATCAAAGTTCTTAGTTTTGCTTTGGTTAAATTACCTTGCTTAGTAAGACCAACACGATTGCGATAAGGAATAGGAATAAAATATCCTTCTTTACGAATACCACCAAAGACTTGCTTCTCTAAATACTTTGATTGTTCCTTGTTGATATAAACTGCACCTTCTAAATTTTTCTTCGTTGCTTTTTGTACTAATACACCACGCTTTGTAAATGGTGCAGCACCACCTCTAAAAGTGTTATCCATATCTTTCTGTAATTGTTTTCTGGTCTGGAAAGCTGTTTGATTTATTGCATTAGCTGTAGCAAAAGGAATCTGTTTCTTCTGTGCTGAAGTCAGTTTTTTATTTAAAGGTTTGATGTCAGCTTTGATATTTATATTCATAACAGATGATGGATGGAGTAAGTTAGCTGTATTGTCAGCAATCATATCTAGGAGAAAACACGAGTGAGTATTACTCCATCCACGAATGATGTGTTCATTATACTTGAGATAGTTCTTGTAATGTAGCCTGAAAACATAAATCTTCATCCAAGTTATCTAATTGAAAATCATTTAGAGTTAATGATTCTTTTGAATACTTACCATGTAAAAAATATATTTTGTTTTTTGGTAAGCAAACCAAAGCAAATATATCAATTGATTCTTTATAGTTTCTGTTTAAAGTATGACTTCCTCTCCTTAAATCAAACCGCCAAACATTTTTATTTTTATCTTTCTTGCTTTTCGTTTTGACCTGACAACCATAATATTTATCGTTTAGTTTGAACACGATATCTTCCTCTGCACTATGAGCAACAATATTAACAGTAGGTGTATATTTAGATAAAAAAGCTGCAACTAAATATTCTCCTTGCCTACCAATTGATTCAGTCTTTCTGTTCACGATACTTGTCAGCTAATAACTTTGCGATGTAAGTATAACCTTCTATATCGTTTAATGTATCTAAATGATCAGGATTGTTCACCAATCTTAAATTCTTGAAAGCTATCATCAAAGCTGCACATTCTGTAGGTGATACTGGTATTCCTAGCATTGCACTCCAAACACCAGACAACTGACTAAAGAAATATTCTGGATTGCCATAATCCTTACCGCGTTCTTCTATTAGCTTTTCAACTTTCATCTATATCCTTGATTTTAGTTATTGATACTCTGCCTGATTGTTTATCAAGCATATTTCTGAATTCAAATATATCTTCTGGAATACAATCTAATAATTCTTCTGCTGCATAAATTGGCATATTCCTACCGATATCTTTTTTGACCTTTTGTATTTGTTCTTTGTTTCTGCAAACCAAAACATCTTTGCCAGTTGGTCTGTGTTTCACAATCCATGTATCTACTGGCAATGCAATGACACCTTCTCTATTTAATTGTTTCTTCAATGCTTCATTAGCACGAATCATCATGTCACACATTTCTATCTGTTTTTCTGGTGTATCGTAAGAAAGAGAAATATTGAACTTCTGTTTCGCTAATCTATACTTTTTTTGAAAATTAGCAGATACCAAACTATAAGGATCGGCTACTCCATAAGTAGCGACTAAATCAGATTCAAGAGTCCGAAGTTCCTTTAATTTTTCAAATAATGCTTCATTATCCATAATTATTCAAAATCCAAATTTGCGATGGTGTGTGGTGTCTATACATAGGAATGTATATAGACACACACCACTTTTTCCATCGTGTGACACCAAAATACGCTAAATAGACACCAAAATAGACACCAAATAGACACCAACTTCTAAAATAGTTCATCATCAAAATCCTTTACTTGATATCCTTTTTTATCTTCCCAATTCAACTTGCCTTGCTCTTTGAGTTGCGATAATGGTTTTGAGATAGTGTTTTTTGTCAGTCCTGACTTTTCTACAATCTCGCTATTCTTTACCCATCTAAGTGCTGGTTCATCATCTTTTTCTTGAATCGCTTTGATAGTTTCTAATATTTTAATTTTAGTTTCAGACAATGCTTTTTCTATTGGTATTTCATCAACTTCTACCAATGCACCAGACGATAAATCTTCAAAGGGCAGATTCAATACTTCAAACTTAAATTCTTTTGTTTTCATTGGTGTACCATCTTTAATAAGTGTCTGTGAGAAAGATACAAACATTTCTTCACTTACATCTTTTCTCAAGACTTTATATTCAGCGTCAACTGCTGCTGGTAATACCGATGATCCTCTTGCCCTTGTTCCTGTACCATGACCAGTATGATGCACGATAGATATGCAAGATTTAAAAGTATCTTTCAGATCGTCTATCCTTTCTACAAAAGCGTTCATATCCTCTGTTGAATTTTCATTACCGCCACCAAAGTTTCTAGCTAGAGTATCGACAATAATCATGCCGATATCGCCATATTCATCTTCTGTTGCAGATATTGTATCTTTCAAAAGCTGATGATCTTTGTCGTCTAATAACCTTGCACCACGACTTGATATCATTAAAGGTGCTTGATGTATCTCTGCTTTGTTGATCTTAGACCATGCTAAGAATCTTCTGCTGATGTTTCTGATACCTTCACCAGCTAAATAAATGACTGGTGCTTGATGTGTCTTATGACCATGCCAATCTTTACCCAATGCCAAACAAGCTGCCATATCGACTGTTACAAACGATTTACCAGCCTTTGCCTGACCAAAGATAGCTATAACTGATTCTTTTTCGCAGACATCGTTTATGAGCCATTCAGGTTTCTTTATATCTTTAATCATTCTACCGACTGGGATAAGTTCTAAACTGACTCTCTGTCTGACAATATTGCTTTGACAATAATCAATAAATTCCTCTGATGATTTCCAATATTCATTGACCTTTGCATCCCATAGATCGTCTTTATCTTTGAAGGCTCTAGGTATCTTTATGACATCTACTGAATCACAAATGTCTGCTAAATGTTCTTTAAGTTCGTGAGCAAACTTCTTTCCAGCTTCATCGTTATCAGGAAAGATATATGCTTTGCGATCTTTTAGCTTTGACCAATCACAATTTTGCCAATTGCTTACGCCGCCATGATGACAACAGATATCACCTTTGTAGATGCTTTCACCGCCCTTCATAGCTTTCTCACCTTCCACAATAATCACATGACTATCCTTATCTCTATCTGAAACATATATAGGCAATACGCCTTCAGGTCGCTTCATAGACCATTCCGCGCCATGCCGAGTAAATGGTGCATATTTCTGTTTGATCGCATGTTCTGTAGGAAATCGCATAACCACAAAATCATCTGAATACTTAACAAATATTTCAGATTCAGAATGTAAGCTGATCATCTGATCACGATTGAATAACCGCATGAGTTTTGGTTTTATAGGTTGTGTTGGTATTTTAATTTGATCGACATTGTAAGGTTCTAATATCTTAGCAACATCACCACCCTTGTATTTAATAAGGTCAATTATGCCACCGCCTTGATCTGCTTCGTGATCGTACCAAGAAGCAGATTCAAGATTTAAAACTAATGATCCTTTGCGACCCCACCGCCATTCATCGCCCTTTTTAGATGTTGGTTCTCCTAGAAGTTCAATGGCTATGGGTTGAGCAATCTCTACCCAGTCCACGACTAAAAGGGTATTTCATCATCTATGATTCCACCTTCTGATGCAGAAGGCTCTGCAGATGCACTAGAAGATGATTCTGTGAGAGTGGGGTCAGATGAGTTACCATCCTCTAGTGCAAAACTAGGTAGAACAAAACCTTCGGCTCTGTCCTTAAATCCGACAAATTCAAACTCTGGGATTCTGGTGCTGCCCATGCCGATCTTCAAAGTTTCTGAACCTGTGTATTTAACTATCGGCAGTTTGTCTAAATTTTCTGTAAGTTGTGCTTGTTCATAAAACATAGAACACATTTTTCTAAAACCATCGTATTCACCAAATGATTGGCGTTGCCATAAAACAGCACGACCTAAATCAAAGTTCTGAGTATCGCTAATAAATTTTGGGTACATCCAGACTGCAAACGCTTTCTTAAAATCTTCGTCAGGTTTTGGAATAGGTTTGTGCAAATCTTCTTGAAACACATAAGTGTAACCAGATGCAGCATCGTACTTACCCCAACCCATCTTAATCGTTGCAGTATCGACTTGAAAATAATTAGCATCTATTTGTTCATCGCCAACTTTCCAGCCACCATTCTGAAAATCGTGTTTAATATAATTGCTGACTTCAGAATCAACAATGTCAAAAGGGTTACTCATATTTATCTCCTATAAGTTTTTCAAAAGAATTATTTAATTGGTCAAAATAAATCTTCACATACTCCTCTAATTCATAAGGAGTTCTGTTCTGCTTTATCTGAACCACCTGATACATCTGGTGCATATTGATACAAAAAATTTCAAACGAAACATCATCTTCGTGACGATCTTTGCCATTGGTTTTTTGATTCATAATGATCTCCTAAATATATGTGAAACAAATACTGCACTTTTTTTATTACATAATCAATACAACAAATAGTTGCAACAACTGTAAAAATCATTAATATAGATAGGGTAATAACATTTTTTAGGAGAAAACAATGACTAAATATTCAATACAAGGCTACGCCAATAGATTGATTGTCAATGAATCTGGCGAGTTAGTAGCGACTTATCGTCAGCTACCACAAGGACAAGCATCAGAAATTATGCTTAAAAATGGGTCTATCAAAAAAGAGAACAGGGCAGTTTTTTTAAAACACCTTCTTTCCTTAGTTGATAATGTGTCTATGGCACATTGTTCCACTACTAATGTTTTTTTGATTAGCGATCAAATTAGTGGTGGTGGTTACAATTTAGACAAAAACAAATACCCAGCTAAGTTAGTTGAATTTTTAAACAGTAAATAAGGAGAAAATTATGACTACACTCACACCTTTTACAGCAGAAGAAAGATCAAAGCAAAAACGCAAACTTCGTTCAGCTTTTTTCAAATTAGAACAACATATTTATTGTGGTGTTTCTATCAACACAGAAATTAAATTGGGTATTGTTGAGCAAGGGTACGATGCAAAACTTGCTGCCTTGAATGAAGCAATAGAAGCAATTTGTACGCCTTACAAAGAATACTTAAAAACAGGAGAAAATAATGACCAATAATTTAAAACTTTACTTACAAAAAACTAAAAGCTGGTTATATTCTGGCGATCCATCTAAAGCTATTGCACCTCGCATGATCTTGAGAAAATCAATAGATAATATTGAATCTTTAGGAATCATGCACTCAGGTAAAGAATGGCGTTTGCATGATGTAATAGAAACACCAAATGCCTATCAAGATACTTTCATAATGAAATCAACTGATGGATTTATAAATGAGATTTCAGAAAATACTTTTTGCGAATGGTTTTGTATGACTAAGCCTAGAAAAAATATTTTTGCTGATATCGACAAAGGAGAAAACAATGACAATTGATGAAATGAAAAGAAGGCTCAATGCTGATTACTACGATATGACTACCGAAGAAATCAACAGAGAGATAACCAAGATCAACAAACTAGAACGAAAATCAAAACGACAAAGGAGAAAACAATGAAAGACTTTTTTTCAGAATACTTAGACTACCTTTGTGAATTGCATGGTAAAGATTTCAGAGCCATGCGACTCACACAAGTCAAAGCTATATTACCTGTGCATCAATGGCTGATTCTGCACGATGCACTTAAATACAACAAAAAACCAGAGGTGCTACATTGAAAATAGAAAAGAATATACCTTTGAAAAAGAAAGGTGGCTGGGGTATCAAAACCAATCTAATCAATTCTATGGATATAGATGATTCGTTTGTGGTTGATACAGAAGATGAAACCAGAGTCTATCGTCAGTTGTTTTATCGTCACAACAAGAAGTGCAAGATCAGACAGCTAGACGATGGCACTTTTAGAATATGGAGAAGCCAATGACACAATTCAAAGATAAAGTGCAAAGACAAGAAATACTTTTGTTAGCTGAAGAATGGGCAAAAGGTATTAACTGGATGGGTAATTTTGATCTGGATAAACAACACCTAGATTTTAACTATCCGCAAAAAAGACAACTGGGACATTGCCATGTGACTGCTTACAACTCAGGTGTTTACAAAACCGAGAATCTAAAGACTGGTGAAGTAAATTACTTTGGTGAGAACTTATCAGGCGATGCACTTATAGATAAATATATGTTTGGACAATAGGAGAAAATCATGAAGTTAGATAAAAATCTTTTAATGAAAGGTGAAGAATTAAAATTATTTAGAAAACAACATAATCTAACACAAGAACAATTAGCTAATGCCTTACATAAGATAAATGGTTTGAACTACACCAAATCAGTTATATCAAAAATGGAAAGAGATAAAATGGGTATTGGACAAAGAACATCACTTTCATTAATACAAATAGGATGGAACAATGAATAAAGAACCACAAGAAGCATTAGGTAAGCTGACACCAGACCATGAAATGTCTTGCAGCTTAGTATCTGCTTTATGGCATGAAAACCCATATCAGAATCTAAATGAAGTATTAGAAAACTGTCACAAGGCATTAAAGGGGCAAAACATTCGTTCTGAGCCAAATCTTTTGATGGAAGTAGGTAACATCATGGAGAAGCCTTTAATCGCGTTAGCAGCCAAAAGAATAGGTCTGTTTGATTATCATGACGAAATTCATAAGCCTGTACGCCATAGGCACATAGCTTTAAATGGCTCTATTGATGCCATAGGCGTTGCTGATGGCATAGATATTGTTACTGATCCAAGTAAGTCTTTTTATGTGCCAGAAGGCGATTCTATACGCTTAGAAGGCAAAGGCATACTAGAGATCAAGGCTACTGGTGCAAGACCTGAAAATCCACCAGCTAATCATCGTGGGGTTTTACAAAGCAAAGCATTGATGGCATGTACTGGTTATTCATGGGCAGCAGTTTGTATTGCTTATGGTACTGATTACCGCATCTTCTTTTATCAAAGGGATGAGCAATGGGAGAAAGAAGAACTTGAACCCAAAGTAAAAGACTTTGATTCTAGGATTGCTGATTGTCGTTATTACGATCCTTTCAACACCAATCAAGCTAATCATGCTTTTCCGCTAGACGATGGTTCAATTGTTGATCTGCCTGACGATGCTTTGAACTCAATAGAGAACATCTTGTTGCAAGAAAAGACCATCAAGGCAGCACAAACGATCATAGACGAACACAAGACTAAGCTGATGAACTCTATGCAGTCTGCTCAGATTGGTAGAATGGGTAAGTATCAGGTGAACTGGAAAACAATTAATTACAAAGCTAAACCAGAACAGACTAAAATCATTCCAGCTAAAGATGCTTATACACAAAGACGATTTTCAATAAAGGTGCATGATGAGTAATGAAATAAACGATATGCTTTTGGAGAGATGGTTTATAGAGTTCTTAGAACAAGGCTATACCAAAGAAGAAGCTGCAAGATTAGCTATGGAGAAGTTTGAAAGTTATGGGTAAAAAATATATACATGTGAATCAGCATAAGATTCGTGCCAACAAAAAGAATGGTACTAATGATCCAGTTATTACTGTTAAGGAAGGTAAAAAAAATACTTATGGAAACCAAGTAGAAATATTAGGATCGTCTAAAATTTACTATGGTGGCAATGACAAACCTATCCTTAGTTGCGGTGCTAGAGTGGTAATTGAAACTGAAGCTGAAGTCATTATTAGCTAAAAAATAGTTATAAAAAAATAAAAAAAATATAAAAAAAAAGTATAAAAAAACTATCTAATTTATATAACTTTTACTTGCAACAATCTGAAAAATCATTAATATAGATAGGGTAATAATTAACTTTTTGGAGAAAACAATGAAAAACACAGAACTTAAAAAATTAGTAAAGCATCTTAACGATTATGTTCAAGGCAATGAAGATCGTTTAGAAGAAGTTTTACAAAAGGCTGACGAAGCATGGACTTCAGAACAAAAAACTAAAGAAAAAGGTAAACAAGTTTTGCAAAACTTGTGGGCAAGTCAAAAAAGAAAAAGAAAATAAAAAAAGGAGAAAACAATGAATAGAAAACATACCCACAAAGGACATTGCCAATGTTGCGGCAGAGTTCAAGCAGTTAGAAATAATAATGGTCTTATGGCTAAACATGGTTATACAGTTGACTATGGTTTCTTTGAAGGTGTTTGTCAGGGTTCTGATAACTTACCTTTGGAAGTAGAAAAAGATTTAGCAGAAGATACTATTGTTGTTATGAAAGACTGGTGTGCAAACAAAACTTCGTTGATCAATCATCTTGTAGAAAATAAAGCAACGATCACTCATTACTTTGTTTGCAAAGATAAAGAAGGAAATATAACTGATATTGATTACAAAAAACGACCTGACTCTATGCAGTTTTTTCATCATGTGATTTACAACTCAGACACTTTTTCTGATCATGTTAAGTCTTACAATGAACATGGCAGATATTCAAATGCTTTAAGAGATGCTCAAACTATTTATGCTGAGTTACATAAAAATCACATCGCTTCAACAAAAAGAGATGTTGCTAATGCAAATGCACATATTGTTCAATTACAAAAAATGATTGAAGAAATACATGGTAAGCCTTTGATTGCTGCAGCTTAATAAGTCCTTGTTAAAAGGGGAGTGCTAGTCACTCCCTTTTTTTATTCTTGAACTTCCTTCAACAACTTAGCATTTCTTTTGGCACGATTAGGAACTTGCTCTGCATACTTAGAATCCATGAGTTCTTCTGCTGCACCTATGTAATCTGCTTCTGCTAAACAGTTCCACATATTGCGAAACTTAGATAAACCTTTCACCCCCAAATTAAAAGCCATATCGCATAATACGATACGAACATTATGAGGATAATATTGCCATTCAGGTTTTGCATTTGTGAGTTGTAAAAAAACAGATTCTATATCGTTATCTAAAAGAAAACTAATCTCGGCATCTGATATTCCAACACGATCTAAACATCTTCCCACACCGATAGTCACAAGACCAAGATGATCTTCATAAGGCATTTTTTCGTAGCCTTCCTCTTTGATTAGCTTTTCTTTGAGTTCGCTTCTTAGTTCATTGGTTGCACCAACTTCGTCAGTTCTCATTTGTAAACATCCTTAGTATTTTTCTCTGTAAGGTTCTCTCTGGCTACACCTTTAGATTTTTCAAAACTTCGCATACCAGATAATCCAAGTAATGATAAAGTCAAAGTCATAAGACCTTCAGTCTGTATATCTGGAACAGTAACTTCCATACCAGCAAGACCAAAAGACCATGCTAATACCTGTTTTAAAAAGAACTCCCAAAAAAGACCTATGGCACATATCCACATTATTGCTGGTCTTGCACCAGCTATAAATAAACTAGGATGTGCTGCTTGTATTTTGTTAGTTTCATTTTGTGCAAGGTTAGCAGTTTGTAATTGTGTCTTGAGTTCATGCTCAAGTTTCATTTTTAAGTTCTTATCTGCTACAAATTTATTGAGTACGCTACCAGCAATGCCGACAACTGAGTTGGTTATTGGATCAGCCATTTTTATCTCCATCTAATAATTCTTTTATTTTTTGTGCTTTTTCTTCCTTAGTATCTTGATGCAGTTCTGAATCAACAACTTTAGCTAATTTAAGTGTTGCGATTCTTTCGTTGGGTACATATCGCCAAGTCCAGCCATCAGGTGAGTAAACACCAAAGACTGTTTGTGACATACCTATCTTTATGATCATAGCTTGTTGACCATCAAGAATGACTTTATCGCCTTCTTTTAAGGATGAGTTGTATTTGAAGTTGATGCCTTTGACTAAGCTAGTTGCCCAGTCTTTGATTGCTAGTCCTACCAATAATGTAAGTAAAAACCCTATGAGTTCTACATAATAATCTGATAGTTCTATCTCTGGCATCCATTAAAAAAGTTGTGCTGATAATATTGAACCCATGCCAACAACAAGGATTCCTAGACCAGCTTTGAGTTGTAGATTGACTGATCTAATTTCATGTTTCAGATCAGCAGTTTCGTTAAAGATGGTTTTCCATCTTTCCTCACACATTTTTTCATGTGATTTAAGATCGGTATGAACAGAAGCAACTGTTGGTTTACTCGCCATCTTCTTCTATAGATTCTGACCTAAGAGAATCTAAAAGTGCTTTTGATTTAAGATTAGATAGTTCCATCTTATCTCTAAATTCAGTTGCTAATGGTTGCAATTGATTGACTCTGGCATTAAGTTCAGCAAGTTCTTCAAGCATTTGTCTTTGTTCGTTAGACATTTCATCTTTGTAAAAAACTTCCTTTGTACCATCATCTTTTGTTACTTCTAATTTTTGACGATCTTCTGACATATTATTCTCCTATAGTTTTAGTTACTGATGTAGGTGTCACTTTTTTAGCTATTTCTGCATCTAAATTATCTTTTATTTCTTGAACTCTTTCTTCTCCCATAGCAGTTTCAACCCAACCTTGCACATCACTTGCTGTTAAGTCCGCAAAGTCTTTGAAACTTGATAAGTCTGAAGTGTCTATTGATTGAGTTCCATAATGTGAGGCTGTTATGTTCACTTCTACTTCGTCAATAGTTTCTTTATTGGTATCATCAGTAGCTTTTAATCGCCAATGAATATTATGAACCACATCAGATTTTGAATTTTTTGTTGGGTAAGTATCTACAGTTGATACATTCCATTCGTAACTAATTGCCATTTTCTAACCTCTCCAATTTTTCAGAAAGTTCTTGTATTGCATTTATGATAATAGGTGTTAATTTAAGATAGTCTAATTTATAATCAGATTCTTTTTCATCATCATCAGGTTCATATTGCAAAAGTGATGTAGAATTTTTTTCTACTCCAACTTCTGTTAATGATTGCTCTAGGTCTTGAGCGATAAGACCATATAATTTAGGAGCATTATCATCTTGAATCTTATAATTAAATTGAGCGGGTTTTAATTTTTTTATTAGTTCTAAACCTATTTCTAAATCTTCAATATTTTTTTTGAAATTTCTATCAGAAGGGAGAAGGTTTGAACCAGTAGCTATAAATCCAACAGATGTTCCATCATCTCTAAATCTTAGTATAGTTCCCTCTGTACCACGTCTATTAAGAGCCATTACATCATCTCCATCTACTGTAAATAATGAAGAATTGTTATCTCTTAAAACCACCCCTGTACCTGATGAACCATCAATATTTACTGTGGTAGTACCAAAAAGCAAACGACCCGAAGAATCAATACGCGCTCTTTCTGTATTAGAAGTTTTTAAAATTAGATTATTTGAGCCTACAGAATTTATAGTTATATCGCCATTTCCTTGCAGTATAGTTTCTGTAGAAGCGTGAAAATTAATTAATCTAAAAGTACTATTAAAATTATCAACTCTAGCTGTTTCAGTACCGCTTATTTGAAGTGATAATGAGGCTAATGAAGAATTATTACCTACAAAGTTTCCAGATGACCTTATATTTCCTGTAACATCAATAACATTACCTGAAGGGTTCATAGTAATTAAATCAGAACCACCTATTTTAAAATCTATCTGGTCATCAGTATCAGCAGTTATAGATGTATCACCATCAGCATCAAGGATTAATTCATTTCCATTAACATCGACTGTGCCACCAAATACTGATTTAGAATTCTCATCAATAGATATGGCTGGTGTCGTTCCAACTGTACTTCCCTTCCCTATGATTAAATCGTCAGCAGAATCATCTAATCCAATGTAATAATCCTGTGCATTACCATCGAAAACTATTTTTGTATCTTCTTCACCACCATCACCAATAGTCAAAGTTGGAGTTGTACCCACCATTGTAAGACCACCATGCAAGGTTGTGAGTAAGTTTTCATCAATGGCAATAGCTGGTGTTGTGCCTACAGTTGATCCTTTACCAATTAATAAATCATCTGCGGAATCATCTAAAGCAATATAAAAATCCTGTGCATTTCCATCAAAAACTATCTTCACATCTTCTTCTGCACCAGTACCCATATTAAGAGTAGGTGTAATTGTATTGGATGCAGTAATAGACATTGGCAAAGTAATCCAAGCATTGTTAGCTGAATTTCTAAGTTTTAAAACATTATTGCTTGTATCAACCCACCACATATAAGCAAATGTTGTTGATGGATCAGAAGCATTTGAATTGTTAGATACGATTGCATCTAAACAGTTGTTTAAGTCTGTTCTAAAATTAGCACCAGACTGGTTAGCTATATCATAATCATGGGTTGCCATATTAAAAACCTCTTGCTAAATA